GAGGCAAACGAATTGACCTTTGAAGATTGGCAGCAGTTGCTTTTCCGTACAAATGAAAAGGTTATCATTGACTTCAACCCATCTGAAGAGTTCCACTGGATCTATGACCAGGTGCTACCTAGAAAGGATGTAGAATTCTACCAAACCACCTACAAGGATAACCCATTCCTGGGGGATGTGATCAAGCAGGAGATCGAAAGACTCAAGGAGATAGATGAAAACTATTGGAGAGTCTATGGACTAGGTGAAAGGGGACAAAGCAGGTCATTGGTTTACACCTTTCAAACTTGCAAGGAGATACCGAAGGAGGCAAAACTAGTTTCCTACGGCCTTGACTTTGGATTCTCAAATGATCCTACTTCCCTAGTTAGAACCTACCTGCTAGGGGATGATATGTACACAGAAGAACTGATATACCGAACAGGCATGACCAATCAGGACATAGCCAATGAGATGAAGGTGCTAGGCCTAGATAGAGCCACAGAGATTTTTGCAGATTCAGCAGAGCCTAAGTCAATAGAGGAGATCTACCGAATGGGATGGAATATAAAGCCTACCATCAAGGGCAGCATCAACCTAGGAATAGACACGATCAGAAGACACAGGCTTCATGTAATGGAAGGCAGTTTCAACATGATCAAGGAACTGAGAAACTACAAGTACATAGAAGATAAAAACGGGCAGATAACAAACAAGCCTGTAGACAATTTCAATCACGCCCTAGATGCACTCAGGTATTCGGTGGTAAATAAGATTACGAACAGCCACCTAGGGAAGTACTCTTTCAGATAAATACATCAAACCTTAAAAATATATTTCTAATCATGTGGGATAAATTAACTGTCGGCCAATTTATAAGCCTCTACGATATTGAGATCAATGCGAATCTTAACATCATTGAGAAGCAGCAGAAAATGCTTTCCATTGTGGAGGGTAAACCTGAATCCTATTACGATTCTTTCAAGTACAGAGACCTAATTACCGAATACGGGGAGAAACTATCTTTCTTTGACAACATCCCTGAGACTAAGCCTGTGGACTTCTTGCAGGTAGGCGGTAAGCGGTACAAGTTTGTACATGAATTGAATGAGATCACGGCAGGTCAGTACATTGACATCCTAGCATTTAGCGGTGAGATCATGCAACTCAATAAGATTGCAGCCTGTTTCTTTCTACCTATGGATGGCAAACGCTATCAGCCCTATGGGAAAGTTCCTCATGACGTGGTAGCGGATGAATTGCTTGATGCAAAATTCCTAGATGTGTATGGGTGTATGCTTTTTTTTTGTCAATTATTCAACGAATTAATAGCAGATACCATAATCTCCTCAGTAATGAATCAGGATCTGGCGAAGAAGGCAGTGGATTTATGGCGAGGTGGGGGTGGGTATACAGCACTAAGCAGGTTGCCGACTTCCAAAATATCAGCGTAAATGCAGCCTTTGATTTGAGTGTAGTAGAGTACCTGAATACATTGGCTTACTTAAAGGATTATAACAAGGACAAAGAACATCAGTATAAAAAATGGCAGTTGCAAGCAAGGCTCAAGTAGCAAATTTAAATATCGGAGGAAGGAAACTTTCAGGCGGTGAGTACATTGCTGCTGTTGATGATATCCTTGTAACCAATGTCAAGACTGCTATGGAGAAACTAGGGATCAAACTAGTTTCCAACCTTGCAAAGAATTCACCTGCTGATAGTGGTCAACTTGCATCCTCCTATTCTGTGCTTGGTGTAAGCGAAACAAAGACAGGCTACAGGCTTGAAATCAAAGTGGGTGTTGACTATGCCGACTACATAGATAAGGGTGTGAAGGGTATCCAAAACAGGCGGAAGACCTACCCAAATCAAGACGGGAAGTACTACCAATTTAAGACCTACGGAATGCCACCTGAAGCCTTGCAACAATTACAGGGCTGGATGCAAAGGAAGAACATGGAGATAGATGCTACTAACTTGATAGAAGGCAGACAGGTACTTCCTCAGATTTCTAGTTCAGCCAAAAGACTAGCCTACTATATCAAGAAGTATGGTATTGAAGGAAGGCAATTCATCAAGAAGTCAATAGATGAAGCAACACCCGATTTTCAGGTGGATCTTCGAACACTAGGTCAAGACACACTCATTCTAAAAGTAAGTAAATGATAACTCTCACACAGCCATCAATCAGCATCCTCCCTGCTTTCAATAGGATCAACTATTCAATAGTATCTACCAATGCAAATGAGGTAGGCTTTAAATATGTGGTCAAGGTCTATGACTCAAATGATGACCTGATAACCACTGCCTACTATGACAGCCCTGCTGATCCTTCGGATGCTGTGGAGTTCGATGTCTCTAAATTTGTCAGCACTCAATTCACCTATACCAAGGGATTCTATGAGACGGCTACAAGTTCAAACAGCACCAATATCATCAAGTCATTCTACCTGAAAGTCTATGAATACTATGAGGTAGATGGGGAATTTGTGATAGTTCTAGCAAGTGAGGTAGTATCCTCCACCAAATATGCTTTGGCTGCTTCATTTCCTTTGCTTGAATTGGATGATTGGTATGATGATGTGAACCTATACAACGGGGTAAGCAATACCACCTACAAGCCATTGACGGCATGGGACACAATCAAGGTAAGAGAGACGGATGCTCAGGTGTTCGGCTTTATCAATACAGGCTACCTGACAAATGTAGAACTGCTTGTGACCTACACCAATGCGACCACCCAAACCTACTACATTGCAAAGTCAGGGACTACCTACCCGAATGTCAATTACTTTCAGATCACCCCTTTGACCTATGGCGGTAGTGTAGCCTCGATTCAATTGTTTGTGAACTGGAATAACGGCACTTCAAGAAGGTACAAATTCGCTACCCTATTCACTCAGGCTTGCGGTAAGTTTGATCCTATGCGAATTGCCTACCTTAACAAGTACGGGGCTTTTGATTTCTTCAATTTTGACCTAGTGAATAAGACCACTTTTAGCATTGAAAAGAAGGGCTATCAAAGAGACTACAACGGAAGCATTTATGAAGCAGGTGGGGTGATAGTAAAGAATGTGAACCCTGTCTACTTTACCAAAGAAACGCAATCTTGGAAGGTGATCTCTGACTACTTGAATGATGCACAAAGCGAATTGATTCGTGAACTATACTCTTCACCTTTGGTCTACTTGAATGTAGTGAATGATAACTACATCAGGCCTTCATGGATACCTGTCAAGCCAAATGCGACCACCTACGAGGTTAAGAAGACAGCATCGGATAAACTATTCAACTTGGAAATAGACCTTGAATTTGGGCTTGATAACAATCGACAGGTGATATGAGTGCAAGACTATTTGTAGAAGGTATCGAGGTAGATACCCTAGGAAACATTGATGTAGAGTTCACCTATTCGGTGGCGGATGTTACTGACATTGAAAGGAGAAATACTTCCTATTCAAAGACTATCACGCTACCTTCCACTTCAAAGAACCAAGTTCTATTCGGGAACATCTTTGATATTTCGGTAAGCAATGACTACTATGTGGAGGATGTGAATATCAATGCAAACTTCAACCCTGCCAAACAGGCGAAGGCTCAAATCTTCCTAGATAATGTCAAGATTTTTGACGGGGTTCTGAGGATGATGAAGATCAATAACCTAGGAGGGAATATCATGTACGAGGTGAATGTCTTTGGAAGGCTTCGGGACATCCTCCATTCTTTGGGTGACAAAACCCTTGCTGATCTAAAATTCTCTGATCCTGAATTAATCTCTTATGACCACACATACAATCGGGCAAACATTGAAGCATCATGGGCTAGGACTGAATGGGTGGAGGGGGCTCAGAATTATGTCTATCCTTTGGTGGATTACGGCATCAGCACTGACTCAATCACCTACCCTATTAACAACTTCAAGCCTGCTGTATTTGTATCTGAGATCCTCACAAGAATCTTCAAGGAGGCGGGCTTCCAAATCAATGCACCTATATTCTCTTCCTTCTATTTCAGGAAGTTGATCCTAGTAACGGCTGAGAAGACTATCACAAGGGAATCGACTACCCTACTTTCTCAGACTACTAACCTATTCACGCAGGAGGTCACTACAGATTCCACTTTCTCACACCTGCTTTCCTTCACAAATGTGGAGGCTTCAGGCTTTACTATTCAGAACTCAGGAACTAGATTCAGATGGAATAAAACTCAAGGACTAAGCACAGGATTGAACCTAAATTTCAAGATATTCTTTGAAGCATTGCAGGGGTACACTGATAACGTGTGGACTGTCTCTGTTTTAAAGAACGGATCTGAGGTGCTTTATGATAGTGTGCTAGTTCCTTTCATTTCGGCAGGTCAAATCTTTGGTTGGGATGTAGAAATCACAGGGGGAATTTCCCTTGCTTTGAATGACTACTTTGAGATCCGATTGACGGGTGAGATCGCAGGATCAGGAACGAATACCCAACTGCAGACCGAGGTAGTGATTCAGCCAGGAGGCACATTCAAGATCGGCAATACTGTACCCGTGGCAGTGGAATTGGAAGAGGGTGACACAATGAAAATCGGATACACCCTACCAAAAAGCATGAAGCAAAGGGATTTCTTGAAGTCTATCATTTCAATGTACAACCTGTATATAACACAGGACAGGCTTCGGACAAATGTCCTTGAGATCATCCCCTACAATGAGTTCTACCAAACCTTCAAAGATCAGGCGCTTGATTGGTCTGATAAATTGGATGTAGGTCAAGAGATCAGCATGACACCTTTAAGCGAATTGACAGCGAAGGAATACAGGCTACAATTTGACACGGATCAAGACTATTGGTCAGAATCCTACAGGACAAAATTCAATGAAGTCTATGGGGAATCTAGGACTATTGTAGACAATGATTTCATTCTTGACACCAAGACTGTGAAGGTAGTCTTTGCACCACCTGTGATGCGTGAGCAAGTGCCAGGTCGAATCATGATTCACCTTTACAAGGTAGAGAATGGGGTCAAAGTACCTGACAACTTCAAGCCTAGAATAGCGTTCTTCCTTCCAGGAGTGCCTAGCCCTACCCCTTGGAATATCGGATATGCTTCGGGCAATATCGCCTACAATACCTACCCATATGCAGGTCACTTAGATAGCCCTGTAGAGCCTTCAAATGATGTGCTTTTCGCAGCACCTAGGGAGGTGTATTTCTCTATCGGTTTGTACCCTGAGAATAGCAACCTATACACGAACTACTACAAGGGATTGATCGACTCAATCGGGGACAGGAATAGCAGACTT